GGAGTGGAACTACGAAGGATTTATTGATGAGCACGGAAGCCCAGTCTTCAATACTCCGGATCATGAAGTCTTCGATCCACATGGGGAATTAATAGATATAGGTGTTATAGACAGTTGGCAAAATGAAGCTGACGGTTTAAAAGGAGATCAAGACGCACTAAATGAATTTTACAGACAGTTTCCAAGAACTACTGAACATGCGTTTAGAGATGAAACAAAAAACAGTATATTTAACTTAGTTAAACTATACGAGCAAATAGATTACAACGAAGAAATGTCTAGAACATTAGGTATTACTAAAGGTAATTTTCAATGGGTTAATGGTGTTAAAGATTCTACAGTAATATTTTATCCAGACCCTAAAGGTAGATTTAAAGTGAGCTGGGTGCCACCAACACATATACAAAACAAAGTTGTAATAAAAAATGGTGTTAAATGGCCAGGCAATGAGCACATGGGTGCCTTTGGTTGCGATAGCTATGATATATCAGGAACAGTTGATGGTGTAGGGTCTAAAGGTGCTTTGCACGGACTAACTAAGTTTAGCATGGAAGACGCGCCTGCTAACACATTTTTCTTAGAGTATTTAGCTAGACCACAAACTGCAGAAATGTTCTTTGAAGACGTTCTAATGGCATTAGTATTTTACGGAATGCCTTTACTTGCAGAAAACAATAAACCTCGTTTGTTGTATTATTTACGAAGACGTGGTTACAGAGGGTTTAGTATGAACAGGCCTGATAAAATATGGAACAAATTATCTGTAGCAGAAAAAGAAGTAGGTGGTATACCTAACTCAAGTGAAGATATAAAACAAGCTCATGCCGCAGCTATTGAAATGTATATTCAAAGCCACGTAGGTATGGCACAAGATGGTACTTTTGGAAATTGTTATTTTAACGAACTACTTAATGATTGGGCAAAATTTGACATTAACAAAAGAACAAAGCATGATGCTTCTATAAGCTCTGGTTTAGCAATAATGGCTAACAATAGACATTTATACAGGCCAAATGCACCAACACAAAAACCTAAACTAAACTTAAGTATTGCTAAGTACTCAAACAAAGGTAATACATCTAAATTAATTAAAAAATAAATATGGCAGAGTCTGTTATAAAAAATTATTTTCCTAGCCAAGTTGTAAGTGACTTGGAAAAAATGAGCTATGAGTATGGTTTAAAAGTAGCTAAAGCTATTGAAACCGAGTGGTTACACACTGATAGAGGTGCTAGTAGATATAGAACAAATCAAGATAATTTTCACAAATTAAGATTATACGCTAGAGGTGAACAATCAATACAAAAATATAAAGATGAGTTATCTATAAATGGTGATTTGTCTTATCTTAATTTAGACTGGAAGCCAGTACCTATTATACCTAAGTTTGTTGATATAGTTGTAAACGGTATTGCAGAAAGAATGTATGATTTAAAAGCTTATTCTCAAGATCCTTTTGGTGTTAGCAAAAGAACAGAATACATGGAGTCTATACTTGTGGACATGAACAGTAGAGAGTATAGTGATTTTGTAGAGCAAAATCTTGGCATAACAGCGTATAACAACGATAAAGATAAATTACCAGATACTAAAGAAGAGCTTGATTTGCATATGCGTTTGAATTATAAGCAAGCTGTAGAAATAGCAGAGGAGCAAGCTTTAAAAGTTTTAATGGAAGGTAACAACTACGAGTTGATTAAAAAACAATATTACTACGATTTAACAGTGTTGGGTATAGGTGCTGTTAAAACAAGCTTCAACACGTCAGAAGGCGTTGTTATTGATTATGTTGATCCGGCTGATTTAGTTTATTCGTATACTGAGTCACCTTATTTTGATGATGTATATTATGTGGGTGAAGTAAAAAATGTACCTATAAATGAACTTGCAAAACAGTTCCCACATTTAACACACCAAGATTTAGAAGAAATATCAAAAAACAAAACTTACAAGTCAAATAACAATACTAGTTACAATTCAAAAGAAGACGACAATAACAAAGTTCAAGTTTTATATTTTAACTATAAAACATACATGAACGAAGTTTACAAAGTAAAAGAAACTGGTAGTGGTGCTGAAAAGATATTAGAAAAAGACGATAGTTTTAATCCACCTGAAGATGCTGAAAATTTTGGTAAACTACAAAGATCAATAGAGTGTTTATATGATGGCGCTTTAGTATTAGGTACTAAAAAAATGCTTAAATGGGAAATGGCTAAAAACATGGTAAGGCCAAAAAGTGATTTTACTAAAGTTAAAATGAATTATGCTATTGTAGCACCTAGATTATACAAAGGTAGAATAGAAAGTTTAGTTGGTCGTATTACTGGTTTTGCTGATATGATACAACTTACACATTTAAAGCTACAACAAGTATTATCACGTATGGTTCCAGATGGTGTTTATTTAGATGCTGATGGTTTAGCTGAAATAGATTTAGGTAACGGTACAAATTATAATCCACAAGAAGCGTTAAACATGTTTTTCCAAACAGGTTCTGTTATAGGTAGATCATTTACTTCTGAAGGTGATATGAACCCAGGCAAAGTACCTATACAAGAAATACAATCAGGTTCTGGTGGTGCTAAAATGCAATCACTTATAGGTAATTATAATTACTACATGCAAATGATTAGAGATGTTACTGGTCTTAACGAGGCTAGAGACGGTAGTACGCCTGATAAATATGCTTTAGTTGGTATACAAAAAATGGCAGCGGCTAATAGTAACACAGCAACAAGACACATATTACAAGCTGGTTTGTTTTTAACGTCAGAAGTTGCTCAATGTTTATCTTTAAGAATATCTGATATTATAGAATACTCACCAACAAAAGATGCTTTTATACAACAAATAGGCGCTCATAACGTTGCTACACTTGAAGAAATGTCAGAGTTACATTTATACGACTTTGGTATATTTATAGAGCTGCAACCTGATGAAGAAGAAAAAGCAATGCTTGAAAATAATATTCAAATGGCGTTACAACAACAAATAATAGAGCTTGCTGACGCTATTGATATTAGAGAAATTAAAAATGTAAAGTTAGCTAATCAACTGCTAAAACTTAGAAGAGCAAAAAAACTTGCTAAAGATCAGCAGATGCAACAGCAAAACATACAAGCACAGTCTCAAGCAAATATACAAGCGCAACAAGCTGCTGCACAAATGGAAATGCAAAAACAACAAGCTATGGTTCAAGCCGAAGGGCAAATGGAACAAATGAAAGCCCAGCTTGATGCTCAAAAGCAAGCGCAAGAAGTAATGTACAAAAAAGAACTAATGCAGCTAGAGTTTCAGATGAATATGCAGTTAAAACAAATGGAAGTAGAAGCTACAAAAGGTAAAGAAAAACAAAAAGAAGATCGTAAAGACGAAAGAACTAGAATACAAGCCTCACAACAAAGTGAACTTATAGACCAAAGAAAAGGTGAAAAACCACCTAAAAACTTTGAGTCTGCAGGTAATGATATAATGGGTGGCGGTTTTGATTTAGGTGCTTTTGATCCTAGATAACAATTATTAATTATTATTATATTATATTATGGAAGAAAACGTAGAAAACGTAGTTGAAGAAACTACACAAGCAACTGAACAACCAGTTGAAGAAACTAAAAAACCAAACATTAACGAAGATGGCGACTATGTTGTCAACTTAGACAAACCAATAGAAAATGAAACCGAAGAAGTTAAAGAAGACAACCCTGTCGACGAGGGAGTGGCTAGAGTCGATGAAAATGCCGATGCCACAGAAAAACAAGAAGAAGTACAACCGGAAGAACAAGCACAAGAAACACCAGTATTAGAAGAAGTTACTGAAGAAGAAGTTCAAGAACAAACAGAAGAGCTAGCTGAAGAAATAATAGAAGCTACAGAAACCGGCAAAGCTTTACCTGAGAATTTACAAAAAGTTGTAGATTTTATGGAAGAAACTGGTGGTAGTTTAGAAGATTATGTGCGTCTTAACCAAGATTTCTCTAAATATGATGATATGTCAGTGCTTAGGGAATACTATAAACAAACAAAATCTCACTTAACAGACGATGAAATAAGTTTTTTAATGGAAGACTCATTTTCATACGATGAAGAAGAAGACGAAGAAAGAGAGATTAAAAAGAAAAAAATAGCGTTAAAAGAGCAAGTTGCCAACGCTAAAGCCTATCTGGACGGGCAAAAGTCCAAATACTATGAAGAAATTAAAGCTGGTTCTAGGTTAACACCTGAACAACAAAAAGCTGTAAACTTCTTTAATAGGTACAACAAAGAGTCGGAAGAGACTAAAAAAATAGCGGAAAAACAAACTAACACTTTTAAATTAAAAACTCAACAAGTTTTTAACGATAATTTCAAAGGTTTTGAATATAACGTCGGAGATAAGAGATATAGGTTTAATGTGAAAAATGCTAATGAAGTTAAAGAAACCCAAGGTGATATTAATAATTTTGTCAAGAAGTTCTTGAATAAAAACAATGAAATGTCAGACGCTAAAGGTTATCATAAATCTTTATTTACAGCAATGAATCCCGACGCTATTGCTAATCACTTTTATGAACAAGGAAAAGCTGATGCTATGAAAGATAGTGTTGCTAAGGCTAAAAACGTAAGTATGGATCCTAGGCAATCATTTTCTAACGATAACACAAGCGGTCCTAAAGTAAGAGTGCTTAACGATGACACTTCTCCAACTTTTAAATTTAAAATCAAAAACAAATAACTAATTTAAAATAAATAATTATGGCAATTAATGCAGGACCTAATTTAAACAGTGTTCCAGCTCCACAAAAACAAACGTTAGCAAATAACTACTTGGATTTTACTGGAACTGCGAACTCATGGGGTCAACAATATTTACCAGATCTAATGGAAAAAGAAGCTGAAGTTTTCGGACCGAGAACTATTTCAGGATTTCTTTCACAAGTTGGAGCTGAAGAGGCAATGCAATCTGATCAGGTTGTATGGTCTGAACAAGGTAGATTACATCTATCATACAAGTGTAACGTAAGTGGTGCTGCTGGTGGTTCAACTGCTGGTACTGGTGCAACTGACGTTATAACAATATCATCTGATATTGATGGTAATGGTTTATCTTCAAAAGGACACGGTATTAGAATTAACGATACAGTTATTATTGCTGATGCAACTAACGGTGTTGTTAAATGTTTAGTAACTGACGTTCCTTCTACTTCATCAGTTGAGGTTCTTCCTTACGATAGAGGTGCGGCTAACTTATCTGCTACAGCTACAAATGCATCAACTATATTAGTTTATGGTTCTGAGTATGGAAAAGCTGATAGCTACAGAACTGGTTTAGGTGCTGCTCAAACAGAAACTAGAGGAGCTAACGAGCCAAGATTCTTAACTTTTACTAACAAACCAATTATCATGAAAGATTACTTTGAGGTTTCAGGATCTGATACTTCAAGAATTGGTTGGGTTGAAGTTTCAACAGAAAATGGACAATCAGGTTACATGTGGTACTTAAAAGCTGAAGCTGATACTAGAGCTCGTTTTAATGATTACATTGAAATGGCTATGCTAGAAGGTGAAAGAGCAGACTCTTCATCTATAGTTGATGGAACTGCTTTACTTAATGGTATTTCTGCTGGTGATGATACTGGTACTGAAGGTTTATTCGCTGCTGTTGAATCAAGAGGTAATGTTACTACTGGTGTTACTGGTGTTAACGCTGCTACTGATTTAGCTGAGTTTGATGCTATCTTAGCTGAGTTTGACAAGCAAGGTGCTATTGAAGAATACATGATGTTTGTTAACAGATCTACTAGCTTAGCTATGGACGATATGTTAGCTTCAATGAATTCTTACGGTGCTGGTGGTACTTCTTACGGAGTATTTAACAACTCTGAAGATATGGCATTAAATTTAGGTTTCACTGGTTTCAGAAGAGGTTCTTATGACTTCTACAAGTCTGACTTTAGATACTTAAATGACAAAGCTACAAGAGGTGGTATTAATGACGCTGCTGGAGCAGCTGCTCTTAGAGGAGTTATGATACCAGCTGGTACTTCTTCAGTTTATGACCAAACTGTTGGGCAAAGCATGAAGAGACCTTTCTTACATGTAAGATATAGAGCTTCACAAACTGATGACCGAAGAATGAAGTCTTGGGTTACTGGTTCTGTTGGTGCTGCTACATCTGCTTTAGATGCAATGCAATTAC